TCAAGGCATCTAGAGTGAAGCTGCCATCAGCCTGCCGTATGAGGACGTGAGGCATTGTTGAACTATTGACCGAGGTCTTTATACCAGGGGCTACTGTCTCCTCCCATGAGCCTGCTCCAGGGATGCCTGGGGCCTCTGTGGTGAACTTGACATAGTAGTCATCAGCTTCAGCATCTTCAGTATTGTTGACCTTGATCACATAGCCATCAAAACATTGAGTAGGGAGCTCTGCCACATCTCGGGCAATACCCTTGAGAACAGTCATTGCCTTGTTAGTGACACCTCCCCTAACACCTAGGTTGAAGTCTCTCCCAGCTGTATTAGTGATCTTGATGATATTACCAACAGTCTCAGCAGAGAAGTCTGCAATACCATTAATACCAGTGGCCAGGTTAGTGACCACTTGACCAACATCTAGGGTCCCTGCACTGGTATCAACAGGGGTTGTATAACTAGCCGTGCCAGCACTGTTATAGGCATACTCAAACCTCTCCTTGGTTACTCGGATTGTGTATGAGCGTCCATTCATTGAGGCAGAGGCAGTATCACCTACACGCCAACCTACACCACCATTTAATAGCTGCACGTCAACTCTATGCCGAGACATGTACTTAGCATTTGAGAAGGATCTTAGCTCCTCCTCCCTAACAATCACAGCACCACCATAGTTATCAGTGAGTGTCTGACCCACCCTGCTAGCTCTATCTTGCCATACAGAATCATAGACATCACACTGAAAGAGAGGGAATCCTGCGATCCAGTCACCCTTGAAGCCATCAAACTGAGTCTTAGCCCGAGCACCCTTTAGGTTGGATGGTGGAGATAGAAAGTCTACTTTCTTGACCCGACGCTGGATGGAACTACCACCAACCAGATACGGGGTACATTGATTGACTAATCTAAAGGATAAACCATTGGCTAAGGTAATAGTCTCTGCACCTGATTGAGAACAACTACCACCATCATCTCGGTCGTATGAACCTGGGGTAACTTCAATAGCTGTAGCTGAGTAGACCTTGTTAGGGGTATTGTCGCCGTCCTTAGCTAGATCAATGTTGTAAGTAGTGTTATAAGCTACCTGATCAATGGCTACCAAAGCAGCTTTATCCGCAGCTGCACTGGTGTCCGTGTTCATTGACACCTTGGCATTAGTGTTTGTGATCAGCGTGTAATCAGCCACAGAGATCTGTTCTACTGTGTTCTGGTTAGCTCCACTGAGATAAGCACTAGCACTCTCGCTGATGGTTACTGTTCGTTCAGTTCCATCATTCAGATCCCATACTCTTAGGGTTAGGGCTGGATTACTGAACATAGCCACAGCGTATCTTTCTTGGTTGTCCCTAAAGATAGGGAACCAACGTGCATCAGCTGGTACAGGATCAGCTGGGGTAGCTAGGGTGTTGATGTACTTACTACCAGGCCTCTTACGACAACCAAAGGTAGGATCCAAGTAGACGTTATCAGCTGCTCTGACTTGACCGGGCAGCTTCACTGGATCTGGTTGTTGGCTTACCCCACCTAGGAGGTTGGGGATTTTCTGGGAAACTGCTGCCATAATTAGAATCTAATAGTAACGAAGGATGGACGATATGTTGGATAGTTCCTGTTATCAGCTGTGCCGAGCATGTTGTAATCACCTTGATCGGTCTCATACTGGAGCATCGCAGCCCGAGCTAGCATCTCCTCGCGCTCTCCAAACTTAACCTGCTCAGTGGAACCTACGGCTCTACCTGCAAACAGGTTAGCAGCTCTCATGGTGATGTAGGTAGCAAAGGCTTCAGGAATATCTTCAAAATCAAAGAGCCAAGTCACATCAAGACTGAGCTTATCGGTGAACTTATAGGAGTGAGCACGTTTGTCATATAGCTTCCCTTGGCGTATAACCACATCAATAGTCTGAGGGTAATCGGTATCCAGAGACAGAACATTCTCAGGGATGATAATGAACTCGGTAGTAGGGTCAGGGGTGAAGGGATAGTCCCTCTCTGTATTGAATACCCATCCTTCAGCTTGAAGAGTGCGGCTGACTTCATCAAGAGTGTTAGAAGCCATCGTAACCATAGGGTTATCGTTGTCGATTCTGGCTACTGGAGCCATACCAATATTGGACAGAACAATGTTGACAGCTGATAATTTAGTTAATTTAGAAACCATTTTGATTTAAGGGGTAATGAGAAAACCCCAAAGGGCCCGAAGGCCCTGGGGATATTAGCTATCAAGCAGCTTGGAGTGAACCAGCCACGGAGACACGGAGTGAATCAGCGCCCATAGCAAGCTTACCTACAACGAGGTCACCTTGATACTGAACGTGGAAATCACCAGAGGTGGTCTCGATGGAAGGAGCCACAGCTTCAACAACACCGGCAGCTTCGCGGTGGAAGACAAGGCCAGCAAGTGCAGAGTTGTCGATCACGTAGTCGTTGTTCTCGCCAGACACAGCAGCGTTAGCTGAAGCGTTCTTGCCATACTGGCTAGCAAGCACGTTGGACTTGTAGATACGGATACCAGCGATAGAGTAAAGACCCTTGCCGCTGTTCATGTCACCCTGAGTGTTACCGATCTCACGGTTCAGGATGTTTGTGTCAACAGAGGAGATCAAGCTGTAGTACTGACGAGGAGACAGAACTGCAACGCGGCCTTCCTGAGGAGCTGAACGCTCGTCAAGAACAGCAGCAGCTTCAAAGAAGCCATCAACGATTGCCTGAGCATTGTTGGTGTTACCACCACCGATGTTGACATGGAAGCCACCGGGCTCACCAGTTACCACTGAAGACTCAGTAGCAGCTTTAGCAAGTACACGGGCAAGACGCTCATCATAGTGAAGAGCAAGAGCTTCTCCGATCTGCTTGGAGATCTCCGAGCGGGAGGACCACTGGCTCAGAAGCTCATCGAGGTCATAGACAAACTGGCTGGAGACCAGGAGGTCATCCATCAAGATCGTCTTCTCGTTGGACTTCAGGCCAGCTGCTGGAGTGATAGCAGTACCAGGAGTGTGGTAGCCGCTAGCGAGCTTCCCAGTCAGCAAGAACTGCTTGCTCTTACCACCACGGAGGGAGTAGTTGCGGATCAGTCCTTTGAAGATTGTAGCGTCATTGAAGGCATTGAACACTTCGCCACTGAACAGCTTGAGTGCTGTTGCATAACGAGTGTCGTAGTTCTGAGTAGGTTCGCGTGAACCGTCAGCTACGTTGTTGCCTTGGAATGCTGAGAAAGTCATTGGTCTAATAAGAAAGTTAGGAGAAAGATTGTAGACTAGATTGGTCGTCTAAAGATCTATCCTTTTCAGATGAAAGTTGTCGGTCGTAACCGGCTCTCCCCTACTTTTGATGTTTCTTTTGTAAGACCTAGGTTGTTGCTTTTAATTCATGAATACCAGATACAATGCCTCTGGCGGGGCAAGGACTATGAGGGGAATTGCACCCCTCCCAACCTCAAAGGAGATTGGTGCTTCTAGCTAGCCTAGCTTCCACATCATTGCGGTAAGCCGGATCATTTTGATACCGTGGATCAGCAATCGCACGACTCAGCTCAGCATGTGAGCGGAAGGACTTAGCATCAGAAGATGGAGCTTTCTTCCCTGTGACCAGGGGAGCTTCATATCCTTCAGCCGCCTTGTAGCGGTTGCTGAGAGCCTCTACTGCGAACTTGATAGCTGCAACGTTGCCACTGTTCGTGACTTGGTTATAGCTCTCAACCTCAGCAGGATCGAGGTTACCTGCTGCCCATTGAACCATCTGTTGATAGGACTCTTGTCCACCCACAGAATCAAGGATAGCTTTCTCAGCATCAGCTGTTACTGCTTGAGTCTTGGCTGCCTCTTGGTTGGCAGCATACTGGGCCATGTAAGCCTTAATGAGATCTTTGCTATCCAACTTGGACAGCTCTTCGATACTCTCTTCAGTCAGCTCACCCTTTGACAGGTAAGCCTCAGAAGCGCGAGTAACAGCAGCGGATGCTTCAGATACTTCCTCCTCAGACTCAGGCTCTTCCTCAGGGGTCTCTGTAGTCTCCTCAGAGGGCTCCTCAGCTTCTTCAGGTGTGTCCTGTCCTAGCTTACGTTGGAGCTCCTCATAGGCCTTTACAAGGTCATCCTGGGACTTGAACTTCCCAGCAATCAGACCAGCCTCTTCGTTAGCTGCTTCAGTCTCAGCATACTTACGAGCACGATCTTCTTCTTGGAGCTTAGCGATCTTCTCACCTTGCTCTAGTGCAGCAGTCTCAGCTGCTTGTTGCTCTGCGGATGGACCCTCAGAAGGGTCGAATACGGTGGTAGCCATAGATTAGAAATGAGTAGTAGTTACTTTACCGAATGTTGGTTGGATCTTACCCTTCTTGGCATACTTGCCAGCAGTAGGGTTAGAAGTACCGTCCACCTTTTGGCGGACACTGTACTTGACCTCTTTAGGAGAGACAACCTCAGCTAGCTCTGTAGGCTCCCATGCTTCGTTAACATTGGGGGTAGCTGGGTTATCACCCTTGAAGGAGCCATCAGGCTTCCGGGCCCTCTTGCGGAGGGGCTTCTTGGGGCTGTTGCTGTCCATCTTGCATCTGTTGAGTTAGTTGTTCTGCCATAGGAGACTTAGCCAGTTGGCCTGCCTGTCCTACGAGCGATGCTTGCATAGCATCTTGCTTCATCTGATCACCTTCCTGCTTCATCTGATCCTGGCCCTTAACGAGACCAAGAGAATCAATGCCGGAAGCTGTAGCCAAACGCTTGATGAACTCACCAGCGTTCAGATGTTGAGCCATAGCCTCGGGTCCCATGCCTTGAGCAATGGTCTGGACAAACTCAATAAGAGCCTGTCGATCTTGACCACGACCCACACCATAGAGACCAGCTACAACTGTAGGCATGATCAGTCCCTTGGGAAGGGGAGGCATACCACCACCACGTGAGAGGAGGTGAAGCTTGCGGTTCAGGTAAGGCTGGAGAAGCTCAGCAGTGAGTGATCCGAAGATCCCACCTAGCTGCTCGTTAAGCT